AAGAAGTTCTATAGCTGATAGCTACGAAACTCTAACCGCCAATACGCATTACTATGTAGATACAGAACATGATCGTATTAGAAGGATAGACGGGAGCAAAGGTATTGACTACTGGCCCCAAGGGTTTGCTGCAGTTAAAGTCGTATACAACGCAGGGTATTCTGCCGTGCCAGCTGATTTAAAATTGGCAGTATTTGACTTAGTAACTTATTACTTAAAAGAAGAGCATAAAACACAACGCTCAATCGCTGGAACCACCCTAAGAAATGAAGGTAGTACTTCAATCAGAAATGATATTGGTTTTCCAGATCACATCAAACGAGTACTCGACCTTTATAAAATTATAGATATAGTTTAATGTCTCGACAGCATTTATTAAAAGCTTTAGAAGGTATTTTAAGCGAAGCAGGTACTCAAACTCAAAGGTTTCAGCAAGCAAATCGTAATAATACTACAACTCAAATACTTGCAGTTGATGTAGAGGATATAATAAAATCCTGGTACTGGGGTTTAGCAAAAGGCGATCTAAGCAATAATCAATTCACAGGAGGTAAAGTTACAGTGCCTTCCAAGGCCACTTTAGACAAAAGATGGAAGCACCCTAATATGAAACAAGCTGTTCGTTATGCAATTGATGTATATTTTAACAGTACCGTACAAGCAATAAGTGGTTTTGGAAACGATGTAGCACTACGAATACATACACCTGAGGTAGTTGAATGGACTTTTTATGGCAGTCATGGTACTGGCACAACTGCTGCTAACTTGGAAAAAAAGATAAATAAGGTAGCTATGGATGCGATGAGCAAATGGATCGATGGAAATTGGGAGACTATGGAAAAGGGAGTAGTTAATAATCTTGTAGGGACAAAGCAAAGTGGTAATAAAACCCTGTTATATGATAAGACTTTAAATTCTTCTTCTGGCTATAAGCATCAACCAAAAACAGCTCTTGGTCAACCAACAGGCAAGGCTTCAATGAGAGGTGGAATACATAATTATAGAGTATTTAGTCATGGAGACCCAGATAACGTATACGCTGACCCAACTCAAATGGGGCCTAAAGGGGTCTACGGATCAACATACTACGCTGTTAGAGTGTTAGAAGAACTAATAGAAAGAACTAGCACACATTTAAAAGGCTTCCGGAATGCAAACCCTGTAATGACTAGTTTTATGGAAGACCTTGATGATCTATTTCTAATAGATGCACAAATCGAACTATCAGGTAAACCCCAAGGAGACTTGTTTACAGCCCATCAGGAGGTGGTAGAAATAAGAGGTCAAATAGCAGGGAAGAAAAAACAAAAGCTATTGGGAGGCTGGGATAGAAGTAAATCCGCACCAAAAAATAGTAGTAGGCTAAAATCGGATCAGTTTCAAAAAGGTGGAAGTAGCGACTTAGAGGGGATAGACCAAAAACTATTAGAACGTATTGATGAGAGTATGATGAAAATAGGGGCAAAAATTGCAGCAGGTGACCCAATGTATAAGAACACAACTATATTTGATCTAGCTGCCAGCCCTACTCAGCGAGAAAAATTAGGGCGTAAAGGGGTTCATAATGTTGCAAAAAAGCTGAAAGAACAAATGCCTGACGCTAAAGTTGCTTTAAAGACTCCTAAACCAAAGAAGGCTAAAAAGACGAAAGCAAAAACAAAAGGAAAACAACTAGGTAAAAAGAAAAAAGGTAGCTCAGCAAAAGGAAGAACTACAAGAAGAAGAGCCAGAAAAGCAACGACTGGTAGTAGGTCCCAAGGTGCAGTTGGAACAAGAGCAAATACAGGAGCAACAAGGAACCCCTTGGCGTTAAAAGCTTTATTACAAAAATCCCTACCTGACGAAATAGCTGCAAAAATGACAGGAGGAAGCACTTTACGTTACAGAACAGGGAGATTTTCAGATTCAGCAGAGATAATTAATGTAGTTCCCTATCCTAGATCAATGGAAGTTCAGTATACTTATATGAAAGATCCTTATCAAGTATTTGAACCCGAGTCAGGAAGTGCATTAGCAACTAGGGGCAGAGACCCACAAAGAATAATAGGAAGCACTATAAGAGAATTAGCTCAGGGACTTATGGGCGATAGATTTATGGTAAGAACTAAGAGAGTATAATGGCAAGAAGTATATCAACAAGACGATCACAAATTTTAGATGCTTTAGTAGTAAAGCTAAAAGATATAAATGGTACTGGGGACTACCGTACTACACTTTCAAATCAGGTATTCCCTCAAATGAAATTTTGGGACGAAATTAGTACTTACCCTGCTGTGCATTTATCCGCAGGCACAGAAACAAGACAATATTATGGCGGAGGACAAAGGTGGAGATATTTAACAATTACAGTTCGATGTTATGTAAACCAAGAAGATCCTACAGAGGCTCTTTGTTTACTACTCGAAGATATAGAATATGTACTGGATAATAATAATCAAATGACTTATTCAGACTCATACGGAAGCGCTGGTGTCGCACAAATATCGGTAGTATCAATAGATACTGACGAAGGAGTGCTAGCACCTCTAGGCATCGGCGAAATGATAATCGAGGTGCAATATTAGAAAACCGAGTACTTTAGCAAAAGCAAACGTATTCGCTTTTCAAGCCAAATAGGAGACTATAATGGCAACAAAACTGTATTTTTCTCGAGATACGAAAGTCTTAGCACATGTACCAATGGCATCAGCCGGGTCGAAGAACATGTACTTTGATTTACCCGTTTTAGACGGATTCTCGTTTTCTCAAAGTATGAATACTAGTGAAATTACCTTGAATGAAGCACAAAATACTTCAGGCGTGAGTAGAAGGGGTCGTGCAATGTTTAACGACTCATTTGCACCAGTTGAGTGGAGTTTTTCCACTTATATGATGCCTTACACATCAGCCGGAGGTACTAAAGGTAGTGCAGGAAAAGGAAGTGCAACAGATGGCGGACATTGTGAAGTGTCAGAAGCTATGTGGGCTATGTTCTTTGGACAAACTGGAACTGCTGGTATTACATCAGACGGAACCAACCTTGACATAGTTCAAACAGGCTCAAACAAAGCTACTGTAGGGGTCTTTGACCTTTACTTTATACTTGGAGCCTCTCAAGCTGCAGCTGCGTATAACTATACTACAGGTGCTGCTACTGCAAATCAGATGATTTATAAAATTGCTGATTGTTCAGTAGGAGAAGCATCTTTTGATTTTGATTTAGATGGAATTGCTACTGTAAATTGGTCTGGAAACGGAAAACTAATTACAGAAGAAGCGACTCTTGACTTATCATCTTCAACTGCACTTATCTATGAAGGTATATCTAATACTACAGGTTTCATTAGAAACAGAGTATCAGACTTAACAATCGCAGGAGACCCTTCTGGAAGTTCAGTAACTTATGCTACTACTCTAACTGGTGGAAACATCACTATGAGTAATAACTTAAGCTATCTAACACCAGAAACTCTAGGTGTTGTTAATCAACCTCTAGGACATGTAACAGGTAGTAAAACCGTAGGCGGAAACTTTACTTGTTATCTAGACAATGCGTCTAGCACATCAAGTGCAGAGTTTTACGAAGATCTAGTAGAAGCTACTAGTGATATCCAAAACTCATTTAGCCTAACGTTCGATATTGGAGCATCAACTGCTCCGTACTGTAACATTAGGATGCCAACCTGCCACTTAGAAGTACCAACTCATTCAATTGAAGAAGTAATTTCAATGGAAACAAATTTCCATGCGTTACCAAGCGACTTTGACTCAACAAATGAAATCGATCTATTTACATTTGTAGGTAAAGACGTTAACGCGTAACCAAAACTAGTGTATTAAGGCGGTTACCCGCCGCCTTGATACTTTTTTAATAACTATTTAATATAGGAAACAACCAGCATGAACGAACAAACAACAGAACAAGCCCCCGTTTCATTATCCACATTAATGACACCAAGCAAGACAGTCGCTATAGACTTTCCAGATATGGAAGGTTTTTCAGTAGATCTATGTTACCTTGCAAGAGACGAGCTTATGAAGCTAAGGTCTAGGTGTTTAAAGCAAAAATTTAATAAGAAAACAAGAGCTTTTGAAGAGCAATTAGACGAAGACACTTTTTTAATTGAATATTGTAAATCAATTATTAAAGGGTGGGTCGGACTAAAGTACAAGTACTTGAAGGAATTAATGCTTGTAAATGTAGAGAACATGAATGAAGATGATGAACTACCTTTTACAGCAGAGAACGCCGAACTGCTTATGAAAAACTCTTTAGATTTTGATACTTGGATAACAGAAACAGTAGGGGATCTTGAAAATTTTACATAGACCAAGTAGCACGAATCCGTAAGCTACTTGACCAAAGATACAGTAGTAATTCTCAATTTAGAAATTACGAGGAGTATTTAAGAGTAATGGAAAAACTAGGGAGAGAGCCCGATCCGGACAAAGCTCCAGTAGAAGATTGGCACTTCCCCCTAGAAGTCCAACAAGCTCTAGCAATACATATTATACTCTCAGACCAATGGGACGGAACAAATGGCAGCTATCTAGGTAAAGATTGGGCCGCTATTGGAGTCCATTTTGATACTTATAAAATTACGGATAGAGAAACAGTAACTTATTTTTTAAAACTTATAGATCATATGTATACTAAGTTTACTAATGAAGAAATAGAAAAACAAAGAAAGGCTAAAGAAAAAAAGAGCCAGGTAGGAATGAAAGTTCCTAGTCCAAACATTAAGAATTATGGCAAAAAATAATACATTTACACTCACTTTTCAACTGCAGGACGATGGTAGTTTAAAACAATTAGGTAACGAAGCCACAAAAACAGGTAAAAAGTTAAAGAAGGGAGTGACTAACGAAGCTCATAGTGCAGACCGCGCTATGAAAGGCTTAAGTAATCAATCTTCTAATGCTACTAAAAACTTCTCTAAAATGTCTCAAGGGCTCGCAGGTGGTATTGTACCTATCTATGCTACATTAGCTGCACAGATATTTGCTGTATCTGCCGCTTTTCAATTCTTAAAAGGAGCTGCGGATTATAGAATGTTAATTGAAGGTCAGAGAGCTTTTGGTGTAGCTACAGGGGTTATGTATAAAGGATTAACAAAAATTGTAATGGATGCTACAGACAGCCAGATTACTTATCAAGCAGCAGCAGAAGCTGTAGCTATTGGAACGGCCTCAGGGTTAAATCCAACACAACTTGAAAAACTTGCAACAGCTGCAAAACGAGTCTCTATAGCTTTAGGTAGAGATATGACGGATTCTTTCAACAGACTAGTCAGAGGTGCGACAAAAGCGGAACCAGAGTTACTAGATGAATTAGGTATTGTACTTAGACTAGAACCTGCCCTTAAGAAGTATGGAGATAGGATCGGAAAGTCAGGAAAGGAATTAACAGCTTTTCAGAGAACTCAGGCAGTAACAAATGAAATTTTAGAACAAGCGGAAAGAAAATACGCTGCAATCGAAGCAATAATGGAGCCTCAAACTAATAAGTTGAATGAAGCAGCAGTTGCGTTTGATGAGTTATTAAACTCGTTTAAACTTTGGCTTGCAGGGCCAGTAGAAGCGCTTGCTAGTTTCTTCGCCAAAAATATACTAACAGCAGTATCACTAGTAACTTTATTTGCTTTTTCCATTATTAGAAATATGCTCCCTTCAATAAAAGAGTGGCAGGGAGGAATTGCAGAGGCTTCGGCAGTACATACGGAGAGAGTTACGCAAATGCGAACAGACTTAGCTGCTTATCGAATGGAACTAGCGGCTACTCAAGCTCAAGCTAGAGGAGGCTTTGCAGCGGGCATGTCTACACAACAGGGAAGAGCTCGTGGACTAGACCCCGCAAGTTATGGAGCGGGAACAGGAATGGCACTATTAGCTGCAGGGGGAACTCCTAGTAAACGACAACTAGGAGCTTTAAAAGGGCAACTCGCAAGAGGAGTTGGCCCCTTTAGTGACAAAGCTTTAGGTGCAAATGCAAAAGAGATACGTAAACAATGGCAAGTCACTTTTGATTCAATGGATGAAAATGCTAAAGGGGCGGGCAGAACCGTGAAGAATACGATGAAAGAAATCAGAGTTGAATCAAAAATAGCTAGTGCTAAAGTATCATCAGGGTGGTTAAAGGTTAAAGGTATATTTATGGGATTTGCGGGCTGGGCTCTTAAAGCGCTCAGAATCGTTTCGATGTTAGGAATAATAACAGTAATAGCAGGACCTATATACGAGTTGGTTAAGAATTGGCTAGTTGGAGCAGACAACGCGGAGGTTGCCGCAGACAGTCTTCAACATTTTATTGAGCAACAAAGAGTATTAAATGCAGAAGCGCGAGAATTTTTGCAGTATTCAAAAGAAGTAGAGCAAACAGGATATTGGGCGTATTTAGCTCAAAAGTCTAATATGATGTCAGGACTGAGACCTTTAGAAAGTTACGCAAAAACTCAAGAATCAAGACAAAAGAGAGCAAAGGCGGGAGTCCCGGCTCAACAAGCAATGAAAGCTTTGCCTGGATCATCGCCTTTCAGCCTGAGTAGATGGATGAACAATATAATAGGTAGAACGGTCGGGGGTCTGGTAAGTTCAGATATAGAAGCAGTAGTCGCAGCAGATGACGAGGTAAAAGAAACTGCTAAATCCTTCATGCAGACATTGGAGACACTAGAAAAGATCGAGCCAAGCCTTGGGTGGGAAAAGTTTAATACGGAATTTCAAAGGACTGGAAAATTATCGGACGAAACCTATAAAGACTTCGAAAACTTAGTTACTATTGTTAGGGAAGGAAAAGATGCTATAGCTCAAGAACAAGAAACTCTGGATAAACTTAGTCAAGCTAGAAATGCTTGGATGCGCCCCAAAAGTGACCCTAGAGGTACATTAATTAATGAATTGTCAGCAACGGAAAAAAACTTACAGAATCAATTAACCCTGGCTGAAAAAGTACGAACCGAATTCGGCAAACAGTCCGAAGAATCACAAAAGATATTAGATTTACAAGAAAGAATAAAAGCAGTTTCAGAAGAAAGACTCGCACTAGAAAAAATTATGTCTGACCTTGAACTAGCAAGGTCAAATAGAGCCGCTGCAACTCTAGGTATGGAAGGAGTTAAAGGAACCTGGGCAGCAGGCACGTCTTTAGGGGACAGACAAAATAAAGAATTTCAATTAGCAAAAGGAAAAGCTGATTTATTAGAAAAAGAAACTTTATTAAGAGAGAAGCAACTAGTAGATATTCAAAAACTAGACCCTGCGCAAAAGCTCGCACACGAGACAGAAATGAATAACTTAAGAGATTCGATAGCATTGATAAAGCAAAAAAATTCAAATCTAGCGAACTCAGTTGATGGATTACATATGATAGGCACAGCAGCTGTTACGGCTCTTGATGGTTCTATGCAATCTGCAATAGTAGGGGTGCTCGATGGCACAAAATCAATGAAAGAAGGATTCCAAGATATGGCAAAAGCAGTTCTTCAAGCAATTGCACAAATTATAGCAAAACTAATAGCAATGAAAGCTATTCAAGCAATGGGGTTTGGTTTTGCAGACGGGGGTATAATTCCAATGGCAAATGGTGGAGTTATGAATCGTAAGATTCCAG